TAACGCGGGAACAATTCGTTTTACCGTTTTGTACCAGCAGGCTATTGACCTTTAAGCTAGGAGAAACCGCATGGCAGGTTCAGATGTAAGATCAAAACGCATAACCGCAACGGGATCACTAGGTGTTGGTCCCGCTCGTATCAGGCAGGTTCAGATCCAAACAACAACGGGTTCTCCACGCTTTACGATAACGGACGGCAACGGCGGCTCAGTAGTTTTGGACATGGATCTAAATGCCTCAGATACCCACTCTGTTAACATCCCAGATGACGGCATTCGAGTCTCAGAAATCTGGGTTTCGTCAATGACGGATGTTACGTCGGCTACTATTTTTTACGGATAAAGAAGGGACACACTATGGCGTCTGCTGTAAACGAAACTTATTTAACGGCATCAGGCGTCATTTTGCAGAGGGAAGTGGGCTTAAAGGCCTGCACTCCCTCTTCAACAGTGCTGTATACTTGAGATGGACATGAAAATAGCAGACCTATTAACTAAACTCGAAGTCCATGAGGCGGAGTGTAACCTCAGATACAAAGCCATAGAAGAAAAGCTTGTAGACCATCAAAGCTCATTGAAATCTTTAGATGCTAAACTCTGGGCGTTGGCGGGCTTAATTATGATAGCACCGTTTTTGCAAAAACTTCTGGCGTAGCCATGAACCTTGGCTTCTTCAGTGACCCGCTAGAGTTAGCGATTGCACAAGAGATCAGACGTTGGTCTTCTGACGTTTTAGAAAAGCCTAACGCTTATTTTAACGACTTGCCCCCGTGTCCGTATGCTCGGACCGCTTGGGTCGAAGACCGAGTAGCCCTTCTTTTCATCCATGAAGAGAACTATCAAACCTTGTACTCCTGTATTTCACAATGGGACGACAAACAAGATGTTGCCATCATTGCTGATCTAGGCAACACAAAGAATTCAGACGACTTTCACGAATACCTAGACGGGTTAAACCTCCGTATTTCTGAAGGTATGTTCATTGATAAAGACATTTGGCTAATGGGTTTCCACCCAGACGACGATCCCAGCGATTTTGTTCAAGAAGTAGAGTTTGCGCCGTTGGTGGAAAGGCCTTATGCTATGATATTCGTCCAGCGTTTGTCTAAGTTGCAACACGCGGCAGACAAGTTGGATAAAAAAGGCTACTATGATACGTATGATGCCGAATATAATGCCCGTGAGATATACGAAGTACGTGAAACTCTATATAGGAAGCTGAAAAATGGCGATGAAACCTAAGAAAACTAAGGCCCCTGCTAAAAAAATGCGTGGTGGTGGGATGGTACAGAAGATTCAACCGATGCGCAAAGGCGGCAAAGTCGGCAAGTGCGCCGTAAGGAATGCCTGATGGCCAGCAAGGGTTTATATGCAAATATTAACGCAAAAAAGAATCGTATAAAAGCGGGTTCTAAAGAAAAAATGCGTAAGCCCGGAACAAAAGGCGCTCCTACCGCTGAAGCTTTTAAGCGGTCGGCAAAAACCGCAACCAAAAAGAGGTAGGTACGGACTATGGCCACATCTGGGAGCAAAGATTTCGAGCTAGACGTTGCCGAATATGTCGAAGAGGCATTTGAACGTTGCGGTCTTGAAGTTCGGACAGGTTACGACCTGAAATCCGCAAAGCGGTCTTTGAATTTGCTGTTGGCAGACTGGGCCAACCGTGGCTTAAACCAGTGGACGATCAAGCAGCGGACTCTTGCGATGGTTTCTGGCCAAGGTGACTACAGCGTAGGCGCGGACGTCATTGATATTCTATCTGTTGTTGTTCAGCGTGACGGCACAGACTACTCTTTATTGAGACTAAGCCGTGATGGTTTTTTGACTATCCCCAACAAGACCACCCAAGGTCGCGTTAACCAGTTTTTCTTAGACCGCCAGATCTCCCCTAATTTAAAATTATGGCCCGTCCCGGATAACGACACCGATGTTGTTTATTACGACGCATTAACGCGTATGGACGATGCCGACATCTATACCAACACTATGGATCTTCCTTTTCGGTTCTATCCTTGTTTAGCCGCAGGTTTGGCTTACTACTTGGCCTTAAAGCGGGCTCCAAATCGTGTTGAGATGTTAAAAGCTATCTATGAAGAAGAGTTTGAAAGGGCCGCGGTGGAAGATAGAGACCGTGCATCCTTTAACGTTGCACCTCAGTTTGATTATTACAGGATAGGCTGATGGGTAAATTTGCTTCAGGGAGAGAATCGTGGGCCATTTCCGACAGGTCTGGCTTTCGCTATCCTTATCGATTGATGAAAAAGGAATGGAACGGCCTTTTGGTTGGTCCAGACGAGTTTGAGCCTAAACAACCCCAACTAGGTCCTTTTCGTAAAGTAGTTGATCCCGAAGCACTGAAAAACGCACGTCCTGATCGAGTAGAGCCTTTAGATGTTTACGTGGGAGTACCCTTAGTGATTTCGCCTAACTTGCTCCCCGTTCAGGCGTTTACGCAAGTCGGAACAGTGACGGTGATTACATGAGTTTTACCTACGCGCAGCTACAGACCGCTATTCAAGACTACACAGAGAACTCTGAAACGTCTTTCGTTAACAATTTGTCCACGTTTATTACGCAGGCAGAGGAAAGAATACTTAAAAGTGTTCAGTTAAGCCTTTTCCGCAAGAATGTAAGCGGCGGTATGACCAATGCTAACCGGTTCTTGGCATGTCCTAGTGACTATTTAGCGCCTTTTTCCTTATCTTTTGTTGATGCCAGCGGTGATCACGTCTTTTTAGACTTTAAAGACCCTGATTATGTGCAATCTTTTAACCCAGACGCAACGACAGTCGGTTTACCCCGATATTACGCTGTTTTTGACGTGGACAATTTTATTTTAGGTCCTACCCCAAATGCAGCGTATGATGTAGAATTACATTACTTTTACAGACCTGCCAGCTTGACTGCGGGTGCCTCTGGCGGAACAACATGGCTTAGTGAGAATGCTTCGATAGCTTTATTGTATGGGTCTTTGATAGAAGCATACATATTCATGAAGGGCGAGCCTGACATGATGGCGCTATACGAGAAACGGTTTGCTGAAGCTATTTCCGGAATGAAGATGTTGGGCGAGGCTAAAGAAGTAACGGATGAATACCGTACTGGACAAGTTAGAAGGCCTAAACAATGAGTGCTTCAGCAGTAGGTAATGTATCAACTTTCAAGGTGGACGTACACACCACCAGTGGGAGAGGCTTTACACCAGAGGAGATTGCAGAGAGGTGTGCTAATAAGATCATAGCCATTTCTGACGACGCAAACCCTGCAATTAGGGCTCAAGCTTACGCTTTTCGAGGGGAGTTATTAAAAACCCTAGTATTTCACATGCGTGAGGCTATTAAGTCCGATAGAACCACTGTGTATAACGCTTTAACCGACGCAGGCCAAACAGAGCTTGCCCAATATATAAGGAGACTGTGACATGGCTTTTACCGGAAACTTCATGTGCACCAGCTTTAAGACAGAATTGCTGTATGGTGCCCACGACTTCGACGCTGCTACCGGCGATACATTTAAAATTGCGCTTTATACCAGCTCGGCGACGCTTAATGCGGCAACGACTGCGTATTCGGCTACTAACGAAGTTAGTGGAACAGGGTATACCGCCGGCGGCGGGACTTTAACCCCGGT